TGCCGGGCGCTTGGTGAGCAAAGAGCGCGAAACGCTGTCGAAGGCGTTTCCCGTCTCGGCGCTGCGAGCCTTGTGGCTCGGGCCGAAGCGCACGAAGAAGTCGAACGCCTCGACGGTCGAGCAGACGGGGTTGTGCAGCTCGTCGGTGCCCGTCTGCTCGCGCCTGAACGCCCTGGCCCTGTACCACTTCATCGGCGCGCCCCCATGAACTTGATGCCCTTGGGGCGGCACGCGTCGCGCAGGGCCTCGATGTCGCTCGAATAGGCGGACAGCACGTCGTCGATGAACGAGTTCGACATGCTGCCGCCGTCGGACGCCGACTCGGAGGTGCTGCCCTCGTAGCCGCGCAGGCGCAGGGCTTTCACCGCCGCATCGACGGCGATTGACTCGGCCAGGCGCGGAAGCCGCTCGACCTTGAGGCGGATGAGCAAACGGTCGGTGACCGTCTGGATCATCTCCTCGATGGCGGGGTCGTCGGGCATAGCCTCGTCTGGGAGGTATCGCGCCTTAACGCGGTCTACGAGCGCGGCCATGGGCTAGCCCTCCACGTGGTCGGAGGCCTCAAGGGCCTGCGTGGATGTCGTGTCGATGGTCGCGATGATGTGGCCGTAGACATTGGGCAGCACGGGGATGAACACGCCGGAGGCCTTCGTCCACGTGGCCACGGGGTCGGGGGTGTCCCAGCGGGTGCAGGTGACGAACTGCATCTGGCGCTTCTCGTCGAAAGCGCCGCCCTGCTCAAGCTCCTCGGGGGTGACGCCCCAAAGGCCCGTGCCCACGGAGCCGTCGTAGCCGACGGAGCACATGACGAACTTGCCCTCGGGGAAGAAGCGGCCCTGCGAAACGCTGCCGCCCTCCGCTCCGATGATGCCGTAGCGCTCCTCGTCGATGGACATGGTGAGGCCGTTGAACTGCTGCGCGAGCAGGTTGTTGACCTGCTCCAGGCTGGGCAGGATGCCCGCGCCGTTCACGCCGAAGATGGCCTTCTGCACGGCGGCGTTGCGCTGGATGAGGGAGAACACCTTCTTGGAGGTGACGGCCACGGTCGGGGTCTGGCCCTTGCCCTGCGCGATGGTCACCCAATTGTCGATGTCGCCCAGGATGTCGGCGTCGGCCACGGCCCACTTGGCGGTGACCTTCTGGTCCTCGGGCACGCCGAAGTCGATTTCCATGGAGACGTTGTTCTCGGCGATGACCATCTTGCCCGTGGTCAGAGCCTCGATCTTGGCCTTCTCGGCGCGCGTGACGACGGACTCTGCGGTGCGGGCCACGTCGTCGAAGACGTAGCGGCGCACGGAGTCCATCTGCATGTCGAGGCCGCGCGTGATGCGGCGCAGGCGCTCGGAGAGGTTGATCTTCTCCTTGATGAGCAGGGACTCGGTGGTCACGCGCTCGAACGGCACGCGGGAGCCGATGTGGGCCTCTGTGTCGAAGCCGTGGATCATTGCCACGGTGGGCAGGTTGCCGTTTTCGGAAAGGCGCGTGTACTCGGCCTCGATGTACTGCGTCTTGCGGTCGGGGAACAGGCGGGAGCCTGTGTAGCTGCGCTGGACGTTGAAGCCCTGCGAGAAGTCGAGCATGTCGCGCTCGGTGATGAGTTCAGAGATGAGACGCATGTTGCGCTGCTCCTTTCGTTAAACCAGGTAGAGGCCTGCTGCGGCGAGGTCTGCCTTCTTCGCCTTGGCCTCGGCGGATACCTTGTCGGCCTTGAGTCGGCCCTGGAAGATGACCGCAGCCGGGCACTTGTCGGTGTCGGTCATGTCGTAGTCCTCAAGGAACACGCCGAACTCGGACGTGCCCGTGAAGAGTGCGCCCGCCTTGATGAGCTTGCGGCCATCGACCTCCTTGGCCATGGCCTGCGTGGCGGTGCGGGTCTTCGCGACGATGCCCACCTCGGAATCGAGGATGCTTTGGGACTCGCCGTAGGTGAACGCCTTATTGAGCGCCATCTTTCTTTCCTCCGTTCATTCGGTTGCTGTAATCGGATGCGAACTTCGATGCGAAGGACTGGCTGGGCTTAGCGCCCGCGCCGTCCTTCGGGGGCTGGCGTTTCAGCGCCTCCTGCACGGCGGCGTTTACCGCCTTGGGGAACAGCTCCTTGATCTTGGAGATGGCGGCGTTGGTGTCGTCGGCCTTCTCCGTAACGAACATGGACAGCAGCTCGTCGCCGAGGTCGATGCCTGCGGCCTTCAGCTCGGAGCGCGCGACGCCCATCTGCTCGGCGAGGTTGATGCGACGCTCAAGCTCGGCCTTCTCGCCCTGGGCCTTCTTCAGCTCGTACTGCGCGCGCTGCAGGTCGTTCATGCCCGCCAGCTTCTCGGCCTCGGAGCGCTTGTCGTCGGCCTGCTGCGCAAGCTCCTCGCGGATGCGCTTTTCGAGCTTCTTGCCCTCGCGCGCGAGCTTCTGCTGCACGATGGCGTTCACCTCGTCGTCGGTGTACGTCTTGCCCGAGGGCTTGGGGTCGGTGCCGTTGCCCTCGTTGCCGCTAGGCTCGGGGTCTGGGTCGGTGCCCTCATTGCCTTCTGTACCATCGCTTGCGGGGTCGGCACTTCCGCCCTGCGGCGGCGTGAGGTTTCCGCCCGCTACGCCAGCGAACTTCTGTCGGTTTCCGTCTTTCGCCATGTTTCGCACCCTCCATAAGGTTTCTCGTGGCTCATGCCTGCACGTTTCGCCGTAGCTTTTAGCGGGTTCCACGCCTGCCCGATGCCGTGGCTTTTAACGACTTCAACGCTCGGTCGGTCTTTGACCAAGCCAGTGTCCCGCGTGCGTGAGATTCGCCCGCTACGAGGGGTCTAGGATGTCTTCAAGGCGTTCTAGCGTCGGCAGATCGGCAAGGCGCATGACCTCCGCGCCTTCGTCGGTTATCACCACCATGGGGATGCGCGTTATGCGCTCGGAGTTGTTCAGCCGCTCCATGAGGCCGTCCCATGCCCAGTGCTCGCGCACCTGGTCTGGGTATTCGGCTGCAAGCGGCTCTATGACCGCCTTCCTGTAGGCTTCGCACGCGGGGCAGCCCCGGCGTGTGATGTACTCGGCCCTGATCACGTCTCCTCCAATCGGCAAAAGAAAAGCCCCCATGTCGGGGGCTTCGTTCTACCGTGGAGGTGAGAAGGGTGTTCGGTTTTAGCGGTGGAGTTCCTTGTTGCGCTTGCGGATGATAGCCTCGGCCTGCTCTTGGCTTATCTCGTCAAGCCAAAGCTCGCCTACCAGCACGGCCCACAGGTCGTTGTCGTCGCGCCATCTCCCGAGCGTGAAGTTGTAGGTCTCTGCGGTTCCTGCCTCAAGGTCGATGCGAGACACGCGCTTCACGGAATCGTCGGTGTAGTAAATCATTTGCGCACCTCCTCGATGTTGGGCGGGGTTGAAAGCCCGTCGGACAGCTCTATCATGCGGCGCACAAGCTCGGCGCGCCGTTTCGGGTCGGTCTCGGGAAGCCGCTGCTCCTCGTAGAGCTTGTGAAGTTCGTTCTCCTTCAGGGCAAGCGACTCGGGCGTGTGGAACTGAAGCTCGAACTTGAAGCCGTCGGGCGTCTCGAACTGGCAGTTGACGCCACGATAGGTCACGCCCGTGCTCTGCAGCGTGTTCTTGACCTTGACCAGAGTATAGCCAGCCTTCTCAAGCTCGGCGCGGATGCGGGCGAACTCGTCGGCGAAGCTGGCCGTTTGAAGCTGGTAGGTGTACCGCAGCACGTCGTGGATGGAGTCGGCCGCTTCCTGCTCGCTCATGGTCTTGTCGTGCGAGTCGGTGCGAATCTTGCGCGCGAGCGACTGCTGGCCCTTGAGCCTGAAATCAAGCCCCGCGAGCGTCGAGCCTACGCGCTGAAGCGATTGCAGGAACGACGTGGTTCCAGGCTCTCGCACCATGGCGTCGGAGCGCAAGCGCGTGGCTTGGGTGCCCGAATCGCCTCCGCGCTTCTGCACATACTCATCTATCCACTTATCCCAATCGGCCACCTCAAGGGTGTATGAGCAGCGGCACCACGGGTGCATGGGCGGGAAGTTCGTGCCTGGCATGCGCTCGGACAACTTGGCGGGGTGCTGCTTCTGGTAGGCCTCAAGCTCGCGGCACACCTCGCAGGCCTTGCCGTCGTGTATGCAGCTTATGGCGTAGCTTTCGAACTCGGACTCGTGAACGCGGGCCTGCGCCTCGTTGAAGAGGTACGTGCCCTCGGTGTACACGAGACGCATAGCCGTTCGGGTGCCGCTGTGGTTCAGCCTCGCCCGAAGCTCGCGCGAGATCTCGTCATAGGAGACGCCGCGCGCTATGAGCTTCGAGAAGTCGTCGTTGAGGTAGCTCGCCAGCTTCTCGCGGTTTGCCCAGATGCGCGCCGAGAAGTCTTCACCGGCGGCCCATGCCGCCCCCACGGTGGCCTTGACCACCTCGGAGTCGTAGCGGTAGAAGTCCTTGCCGAAGCCCAGCTCCTCGGCGGCCATGTTGGCCGCGCGGCGCGCCTGCTCGGAGAAGTGGCGCTGAAGCTCTGCCTGCTCGATGGCCCCTATCTCGTACTGCTGGATGCGTATCTGAAGCTGGATGGCCTCAAGCTCGTTCAGTCGGTAGATGGACTCGCGGACGGGCATGAGGTCGGCGTACTGCGGGTACTTCTTGGCAAAGTCGTCCATGCGCTCCATGAGCAGGGTGTGGTCTTCCGCGCTGATGGATTGCAGCAGGCGGCGGTACTCGATCACCTTGTCCTCGCCGTACTGGGCGTAGTAGGCGGCTATGAGGCGGTCGAGCTTGGCCGCCTCGCTGGCGTACACCTTCTCAAGGCGCTTGCGCAAGGCGGACTCGTCCTTCTCAAGCTGCGCAAGGAACTCGTCTCGGCGCTCGCGCCAGTACTCGTCGCTAGGCTTACTCATCGCTGCCCATAAGAAGCTCGATGATCTGCGCCTTGGTGGCGTTCTTCGGAAGGGCCACGCCGCTTCCCTTGGCAAGCTCGCGCAGCTCGTTGATCTTCATGGCCATCAGGCCGGCGTTGTCGTCCGCCTCGGGCTGCTCTTCGGCAGGCTCGGGTTCGGCCTCTTGCGCAGGCGCTTCCTGCTGCTGTTCCGCCTCGGGCTGCGGTGCACCGCTCGGCTGCTCCTTGATTGCGTACGTTGTCGTATCCACCAGGGAGCCGACCGTCACGAGGTCTTCGCGGATGTAGCCGCCCATGGTCAGCTCAAGCCAGCCGGGTGCGGCATCCTCGACGTGCGCGGCGCAACCGCTGTCCATCGTTCCGATAATTGGCGCCTCTGCGCTCGGCTGCTCGCGGATGGCAAGGCGCTTGCCTCGGCTATAGATCGCTACCTTCATCGTTGGTTCCTTCCTCTTCGGTGTCATCGGCCTGAGCCGTCCTATTGGTGGGCATGCCGCCGCTTATGGCGTCGGCCTTCTCTTCCTGCTCGTCGCGCTTGCGCTGCATCTCTGCCTTCGGGTCGCTCACGCACGAGAGCACGGAAAGCTGGGTCTCCTCGGACACAATGCCAGAGAGCTGCCCGGCCACGCTTGCCTCGGATTGCAGGTCGTCGGGCATGTTGCGGTGCATGGTCACTTCCACGGCCTGCCAGTCGTCGCCCGCGAAATCGGCGTTGGGGTAGGCCGCGAGCAAACGCATGCGCTCCTGCACGCCGCGCCTGAACTTCAGCTCCTTGTTCCGCGCCAGGTTGCTCATGGGCATCATGCGCATCTTGAGCGCTATGCCGGAGGCCGTGGCGAAGTTGTCGTCGGTGATGTCGGGCACCATGGCGGTCTTGTAGATGAGCGTTTCCAGGCGGTTGATGAGGTTTTCCTGCACGCCGTCGGCGTTCGGCTTCACGAGGAACATCACGTCGAGGCCCTCGGTCGATTCGCCGAACAGGTTGATGATCTTGTTCTCGCGGATATTCTCTATCTCGGACTCGTCAAGCTCCTTGCCCTTGACCACCATGTAGCAATCGCTGAAGTACTCGACGTCGTTGGCCTTCTCGGACAGCACGGCGTTGTACTGCTCGATGAGCGACAGCACGCCCTCGTAGAGGCCGCGCCCCTCGGTATTCTGGCGGAAATCGACCGCGGGCACGCTTCCGAACGCATGCGCGCTAGGCTCGCCGAAGGCGAAGCCATCGTTTGTGCGGGCGAAATCGACCACCTGCGCGGCATCCGACCAGCTGCCCTTGATGGCCCCGTCGTCGCCGTAGAACCAGCGCACGAAGAACAGCGGGCGCTTCAGCACGGAGTCGTCGTACACCATGAAGGCGGTCAGCGGCGCTACCGCGATTGAGCGCGGCATGCCGTCCTCGTCTTGGTAAAGCATCTCGTAGGCATGGCCGAACTTCGAGGCCATCTTCGAAAGCTCTGCGTCCACGTCCTCCTGAAGGTTTCTCGCCGTGAACTCGGCGATGAACGCCTCCACGGCGCTTTTCCGCGAATCGGGCATCCCCTCGGCGTTTCGCACGGAAAGCGTCATGGGTACGCCGATGAAGTAGCCCTCGAAGGTCTGCGTGATGGTGTATGCGAAGTCCGCCGCCATGCGGTTGTCGGGCTTGTAGTCGGGCTTCCTGCGCCAGGCGCGGTCGAAGATGGCGTAATGGCCCCTGTAGGCCGCGTCCAGGTACTCGTAGCGCGGCTTGTGGGCCTGCTCGAACTCGTCGATGAGCCTCTGAAGCAGCTCGGGCGTCATCTCGGTGCCGGCGGGCACGCGGAAGTCCTCGGTCTCAGGCTCGCGCTGCATCTGGTCGTAGTAGAAGGAATGGAACTCGTGCGCCACTTATATGCCTCCCTTGAAGAACTTCACGCCCGGCTTGCTCTGCCACTGCCTTATCGCGCTTGCGAGCGAATCCGGCATGTCGTCGTGCGCTGCGTTCTCGCTGTAGTCGAGCACCTGGTTCAATGCGTTCGCGTCGAGCGGGTACTGGTCGCAGTCGAGGAACCTCACGTTGGCCCACTGGCTGCGCAGGTGCGTGCTTATCTTGATGTACTTATTCTCCGCCTCCTGGTAGGAGCAGCACGGGTGCCCCCTGCGGATGATGGACTTACGCAGATAGCCCTTGTCGGCGTTCGACTCGCAGAAGATCGTGCCTATGCGTAGGGCCTTGCACTCCTTCAGTATCTCGTCGAGGCAGTCGTCCACGTGCTTGTGCCACATGCGGATGTGCGCGTACCAGGCGCCGCCCTTCTCCCTGACGCATGTGAAGGCCGTGTAGTCCGCACCGCCGTAGCTCGCGTCTATGTGGCCTATGCCGTCTGCCAACAGCTGCGGCTCCTTGAAGAACTGCGCGTTGGTGAACATGGCGTCCTCGTCGGCGATGTGCTTCAGCTCGTAGTTCGCCGCGAACAGGGACGGCGACATGCTGGCCCTCACGCGCTCTATGTCCTCGCGGCTCATGAGGCCCGTCTCGAAGCAGCTCCACCGGCGGATGTTGGGCATCAACTGGAAGGCGTCGTCCTTATGCCAGGGCGTTCCCGTGTTGAAGATGCGCCCGCCTCGGTTGCGGATGTTCTGCAGCTCCATGTACAGCAGCTTGATGCGCTCGCGCTCGGCTGCAGACACCCTGTCCTTCACGTTCACGATGTCGTCGGTGAATACCTTGTCGGCGTGCTTGCCCGTGAGCGAGCCGCCGCATCCAAGCCCCAACAGCTGGGGAGCGCCCGACACACCCTGCTTGAGGTTCGTCGACACCGACGACTGCGTGGCCTTGGTTATCACGAGGTCGGTGCCGTAGAGCATGCGCCCGAGAGCCTGGAACCACTCGGATTGAAGCACGTTGGCCGTGGCCGTCATGACCTCCGCCACGTCGTCGTCGGTCTTGCGCAGGAATATGACGCGCTCGCCGGGGAACAGCACGAGGATGAAGGCGAACGAGATGTGCAGGCACGTGGTCTTGAAGGAGCCTCGGTGCGCCTGGATCGTCTCGTCCTCGGTGCCGAACACCATGTCCTTGATCCACTTGTTGTGCAGGTCGGTGAGCTTGTCGTATCCGAGCTTCACGGCGATGTCGGCGGGGCAGTCGTACACCAGGTCGATGAGGTCAGCCCTTGTCGGCATGGCGCTTCGCCTCTATCAGCTTGCCGATCTCCTCGGCCGCGTGCGACACGTCCGCTGCCACCTCGACCTTCTCGACGGGCTTCTCGCCTGCGGTGTCGCGAAGGAACTGCAACGCGGCGATGTCTCCCTTCATGGCCTTCCTGGCGACCTTGAGCACGCTTATCTCGGAAACCGTGAGCTTGCGGTCGGGGTAGTCCTCGAAGGACATCCCCTCCAGCTCGTCCAGCTCGGCGTCGGTGCCCTCGAACGGCATGTGCAGCACGGTCTTGGCAATCTCCTGCAGCTGCTTCTTCTCGCGGCGCTTCTTGGCGGCGGCCTTGCCGGCCTTCGAGGCGGCGGCCCGGCGCTGCTCGGGCGTCTGGTCACGCTTCGGCTTGATGAGGTTCTGGTCGTTCATGGCTAGTCCTCGAACGTGAGGCCCATGAAGCGCAGGCGCTTGTCAAGCTCGGCGAGCGCGCCGAAGTCGTTGGAGCCGTACACGAGGGCGTGGACGATGGCGGTGTCCATGACGTACTGCCACTGGCGCTCGTCCCAGCGGTCGCTGCAACGGTCGTCGCGCCACGCGTTGAACCATGTGACGGTCTCGGCGGGCCAGTCTGTGTCGGTGGGAAGTGTGGGCTTCTCTCGCTTGGCTGCCATGCGTTCACTCCTCTCTGTTTTGCTTTGACGATGGAAAGGGCCAGCGCCTTATGATCGCGCTGGCCCTGGGTTCCCCCTTAGTAGGAGGAGCGGCCGGAAGAGCTGCCGCGACCGCGATTGAACGCGGAGCGCACTCGGTTGGCGATGTTTCCCGCTGCGCGGCGAATACGACCGAACATGCCTGCCTCCTCTCGTTTTCGGGAACAAAAAAGGCGTCCCGAAGGACGCCTTGATTTTCCTATGCGCGTGAGATTGGCCTTAGGCCTCAAGGGCCTCAAGGATCTTCGACCCGTCCATGTACAGGTCGCCGTACTTCGCCAGGGCATACTCCCTGATGAAGCTTTCGAGGTCGTCGGAGTCGCGGAACACGCACACGACGTAGTAGGCGCTGCTCCAAACGTTGTCGTAGTAGGGCTTAACCTCAAGCGACTCGAACGCCTTGAGTATGGCATCGGCCTCGGCGAAGCTGTCGCCTTCGAGGCTGTCGGTCGTCTCCACCGAGTCGAGCGGGTTTGGCATCGGCGTGCCCTTCGGCTCCTTCGGCTTGAACTGCCGCTTGTTCTGAAGGCCTATGCGCTCCTCGAACACGGGGCGGATTACGTCGCCGAACGTCCAGCCCTCGGCATCCGCCTTTACCAAATCGGCGAAGCGCCTGCGCTCGTCTGCGTCATGGAAGCAGAAGCAGATCCAGAACCCGGAATCGACGGCCATCTGAAAGCGCTTCTCCTCGCGCTTCTCGCGGTCGCGGTAGCTCTTCTGATGGTCGGTCAGCTGCGCCTCCTCGGCGGCTTTCGCCTCATTGCGCGCCTTCTGCGGCTTCTCGAACTTAAAGCCCATAGTGCTCCCACCTCTTCTCGTCGGCCTCGATGAACGGGTACCACTTCTTGACCACGGCGAAGTCGTCGGGGCGCTTCTCGCGCAGGGGCTTCATGAAGCGCATGTCAAGCCCGTCGAAGCTGCGCCCGAACAGCTCGTAGTCTGGCGGCAGGCCGATGCCCCTGCGGGCAATCGCGTCCATGACCTCGGCTTTCGTCCAGTCGGCTACGACAGACGCCTTGTGCGTGGACTGCTTCATGAGGCCGTGCTTGGTGAGACTGGCACGGCGGTACGGGTTGTCGCAGGCGCGCACGCCGTCGCAGAACCACGTGTCGTCGGGCAATCCGAGGTCTTCGAGGATGTAGGGGCGCATGTCGTCGTAGCTGTACACGGGCATGTTCGCCGCCTCGATCACGTCGCAGTGCGCCGGGCTTTGGAACACGCAGTTGTTGAGCGTCCTCGACCACCTGGGGTGCGGGTACTGGTGGATCTTCACGCCGAAAACCTTCTCGATGGTGCGCACATTCTGCTCGACCATCGGAAGGCCGGGGATAGACCAGTAGTAGATCGGTACGACCTCGATACCCTCGTCCTCAAGCGCCACCCATGCGGCCAGCGAGTCCTTGCCGAGCGAGCAGGAAAGCACAACGGGGCGGCCTTCCGCCTTGAGCCGCTTGCGGATCTCGGCGCTAGTCGGCTGGCCCTTGATTATCGTCGGCATCTTCGCTCCTCTCCGCTATCTCGATGGGTTCACCCATTCCGTTCAACGTCAGCTTAAATCCCATGTGAGAAGCCATGAGCGCGAGGTTTCCCGCGCCAAGGTCGGAACCTTGTTTGATCGTGTTCTGAACGTAGTTCCTGCTCTTGCCCATGGCCTTTGAAAGCGCGTACATGCTCATGCCGGAACGGTCGAGCATTTCTTTAAGCGCCTCAGTCGGTGTCATGCAACCTCCCTCCATGCCTTGATCTGATCCCCTGATGATACAGCAATAGCAATAGGGATACAACATTAGCAATTGTGCAGACATTGTGTAGAACAATATCTATTGTGCATTGTGCCTATAACACACTAATTATTGTGCAACAATTCAGTTGTCAGCAATGAGGGCCACAAAGCCCACAGAGCCAGCAAGCAGCTTTAGAACCGAATAAGGAGGCCACAGAGATGGCAGAGCAGCAGAGTTTAGATCTGGTGGTAAGTGGTCAGCTGGTGAGCAACCACACGATCCTAGCCATAGTCGAGGGCATGCGAGCACGAGGCTACTTCAGGAAAGGCCCCCAGGGCCGAAAGGATGGCCTAGAGCTTGCAACAGCCTTGAAGCTTGTAAACGAGTATATGGCATACCCCGAGCTTGGCAGGTACACAGTAGAGGCCACGAAGCACAGGCCAATTAACGAGATCCCCCGAGCCGATTACGAGCAAGTGGAGATCATGAGGGCTTGCGATAACTACCTTGCACAGGTAACCGAGGCATTCAAGGCCAACAGCGACGAAGAAGCCATTATTTACATGGTGAAAGACCTTCGAAAGCAGGTCATAGCCGATGGCATCGAGTCCGGGGCCTTGAAGGTTCGAAAGTACTTCGGCAAGCATGGCTTTTACTACATGGACGATCAGGGCAAGTGGCAGAACGCCAAGGCCATTGATTGGAACATCGGCGAAACGAACCCCATCAGACCAGCAGAGCAAGCAGCCTAAAGCAAGCAGGAGGCCCCGAGAAGGGGCCTCCCACAACAACACACAGGAGATCATACCATGCAGAAGCTACTCACGAAAGAGCTTCAGAAGAAGCTCCCGCCGCTCTACTCGCAAGACGGCAAGAAGGCCGAGACCGTGGTTTACGGCCACTGGTTCAGCTGCTTCAACGGCTGGGACTTCTACGCCACCGAGTACGACGAGGAGACCGGCGACATGTTCGGGTTCGTCTTCGGGGCAGTCCCCGAGATGGGCTACTTCAACCTGGCAGAGCTTGAGGAGATCAACCGCAAATACGGCCTGAACTACTTCGAGCGCGAGACCAATTTCACACCCAAGAAGGTTACCGAGGTTCCCAGGATAGCCGAGGCGTTCGGCTACCTCTGGGAAAAGTAACAGATCACTACCGGGAGGGGCCTAGCCCCTCCCATTAAGGAGGGTTCGACCATGGAACGAGAAAAGATCATCGAGAAGATCAAGAAGCTTCGCGAACACAGCGTGGAGAACGGCTGCAACGAGGCCGAGGCCATCCAGTTCGCCCTCAAGGCCCAGAAGCTCATCGCGGACAACGACGTGGAGGAATGGGAGCTTGCCGACGAGGTGAAGCGGGTGACCGAGACCACCACCGGGTGGACGGCAAAGGCGTGGGCGCCGAGCCTGGCGCAGACCATCGCCGACAACTTCCGGTGCAAGGTGTACCAGCGCAGGGTGACGGCCCGCAAGTACGAGTTCGTGTTCGTCGGCTACAAGGCCGACAGCGAGGCGGCGGAGATCGTCTACGCGAACCTGCTCGAAACCTGCCACAGGCTGGCAAACGAGTATCAGGACTTCGCGTACACCGACCCCGACGCCTACTCGAACTTCGTTATCGGCTTCATCGCCGGGGTGCGCGCCGAGCTTGAGAAGCAGTGCTTCGAGCTGATGATCGTTTGCCCCAAGGAGGTTGAGGACTACTTCGAGGGCCTGGGGCTTGGGCGATCCCATAGGCGAGGCCTCAAGGCATCCAACAACGACAGCATAAGCCGAGGCATGCAGCAGGGGCGCGACGCGGTGCGCAGCCGGCGCGTGGAGGCCCCGAGGGGCAACCTCCTCCCGGCATAGCAGAACGACATAGGGGCAGGGCTTCAGGCCTTGCCCCGATCTTTAGGAAGGGGCACACCATGCAGGTAAAAGCAGGCGACATTTTCGAATGCGAGGGCAGTTTCTACCAGGCCATCAAGGCCACAGCGAAAACAGCCACGATCAGGCCCATAGAAAGCACCTTCGAGGGTTTGGCCGACGCCTACGGGTGGGAGCGCAAGTACATGCCCTTGCCGAACCGCTTCACCTATGACCCGATCATGGGCCGCGAGGCGAGCGACAACGGGAAGTGCCTCAAGGTCAGGGACTACAGCAGGGCGAAGAACAGCCCCGAACTCGTATTATGCGGGCACCGGCTCACCCTATGGGACGGCACCCCGAGCATCTGCGACACATACAACTAGAAAGGCAAGCCATGAAAGACCGAGAGCCGAAGCAGTGGCACGAGCTTTTGCAGATCATCAGCGAGGCCAAACGAGACCTAGAGAAGGCCATAGCAGCCGAGAAGGCCACAGGGCAGAGCAGATAGCAGCAGGCAGCAGAAAGCCCCCTAGATTCGATTCTAGGGGGCTTCTTCATGCCTTCAGGGGCTACACAAGCCCCCATATACCGGCAACCCAGCGAGCTAGCAACGAGCAAATGCCAATCATTGCGAGCGACACAGCCACGAGGCTACCGGCATACACCACGGCGGCTATGACCTTCTGCGCGCGGTTCACTTCAGGCCCCCGATCTTGGCCTTGATCTTGCCCAGCACCCCATAGGGGCGAGGAATTGGCACGAACACGAAGCGCTTGCAGCCCTCGCGCCCGCAGGCCTCGGGATAGGGCTTCGAGCCGGTGATGCGCCCGCGTTTGCGGTTTCTGTCCTCGCAGTCCATGAGGTGCAGGCGCATGTCGTCGCAGCCGCAGGCTTTCACCAGGTTGGCGGTAGCCTGCACGACGTCGGCGCACTCCTCCATGAGGGCCTGGCCGCACCAGTCCTTGGCCTCGGCGTCGCGGCACTCGTACCACGCCTGCCAGGCGTTGTACACCTCGGAAGCCTCCTCAAGCACCTTCATGGCTTGGGCCTTGTCGGGCATAACGGCGTCGAACGTGGCGACGCTGCCCATAATCACGCAATCTTGCATGTCAAACTCCAATCATCCAGCGTGCGAGCGACGAAGCCGCCAACACGGCCAAGGCATCGATAATCAGGGCTGCGGCGAGAAGCGCCAGGCAGCCCCAGTTGATATTCCTCAACGCGCCCCCTAACCGCAGGCGAACAGGGCCAGCAGTACCAGCCCCGCCGCCAACATCCGTATCGCCCAGGCCTCAATGGCGAGGACTCCCAGCAGCAAAGCCATGGCGGCGGTCGCTAGCCATCCCATCGGTCGCACACGTCCTCCTGCTCGTCTTTGTAGTGGTCGACTATCCAGCCGCGCGCCCACAGCGCAGCCTTCCAGGGCGAGGCCTTCACGTCGTGCTCGGCCTCGCCGAACGCTTCCTCGAACTCTAGCTCGCAGATGCCGAAGTCGCAGCAGCCTTCCAGCAGGTGCGAGCAGCCTCCGCAGGTCTTGGGATCTTCCTTGTTCCATGGCGCGCGCGGGTCTGACTCGAAGCACCCGGGCGGCAGGTTCCAGTCGCTAGGCGGCTCATAACAGCACATGCAATCATGCCCTCTCGAATCGGGTCTGGTCGAGCCACCAGCTCGGGCAGGGCTTCAGGCCTTGCCAAAAGCGGTAGTACGTCCAATCCTTCTGGCGGTCGGCATGGCCGCAGCCGTAGAACTTCCCGTAAAGGCATGTCGAGCAGTTTTCCGGCACCTCCTGCGTCGCGATCACCCTCGCCATCGTCAGTCACCGTCCCAAACGCCGTCTGGGCGCATGCGGGCCATCGCCGCCAGCTGCAACAGCGGGCGCTTGGCGTTGCCCTCGGTGGCCTCCCAGTAGTCGTCCGAAATCTCGTCGGACAGCTTGGCCGCAGCCGCTTCGAGCACGGGGATGGACTCCGCGCCCGTCATGCCGTAGATGGTTCTAATGCCCTCGTCCCCGAGAACGCGGTAGTAGTGCTTGCCGTAGTTGTAGGTGACGTTCAGCCAGAGGCCGGTAGTGCCGCCCATGGCGTAGGTGCCGCCACGCATGTCGTGAGGCACGTCGGTTTGCAGCGCCTCGTGCGTCACGGGGTCGCACAGGCGTATGTCGTAGCTCATCGCGCCTCCTCCCAGTAGTCGCAGTGGTTGTTGTCGCCCGTGACGAAGTGCTTGCCGCCGTGGCTGCAGTAGCAGCGCGTGCCGGCAGTGCTGCCGGCCTCGTTGCCGTCCACGTCGAAATGAACGATCGGCACAACGTCGTGCTCGTGGTGGGCGCAGTTCTCGCAGCGGTGCGCAGGCGGCTTCCACTCGTCGTGTATGTCGGGGTTGAATACGTATTGGTCGGTCATTTATCCTCCTCGTCGGCTCGTTTCCAGTAATGACCTCCGGCCTTGCATCCCGTTCTGACGGCCCTCACGATGTTCGGGCTGCCGCAATACCCGTATGTCGCGAGCGCCGCCGCGCCAGCCGACTCGAATCGCACGCCATCGTCACGGACAACGGCGCCCACCGGGCCAGCCATCTGGGCAACGGGGATCTTCTGACGCTCTTTGGCGGTCAATAAAGCCCGCTTCATTCGCTGCCTTGGAATCTTGATCCCTGCCTTTTTGGCACAGCCCGCGCGATAGCCGGTTTTCGAGAGTGTGTACCCGCCACACAGAGGGCAGACGGTCGCATAGCCGCAGCGGGCGCGGGATTCCCACCATTGGCGGTTTCGCCTCTCGCGCAGCTCGCTTTCGGTAAACCGCTTCGTCCTGCCTCTAGCCATTCTTGGCGACCTTCGCGCCGCAATCGTGGCAATACGTCGCGCTGCTCATACACAGATAGTCGCATCCGCATTCGGAGCACGCCGTGCGGCCCTCGTCATTCTCGACGAGGTGGCATACCGGGCGGTCGATGAGGCTCGCTAGCTTGCCTATGCGCTCAATGGCTTGTCCTGGCGTGTGGCCGTCCCACTCGGGCGCGCGTTCAAGCTCCTTGCAGCGGAACATACCCCAATACGGCTCGATGTCGTAGTGATAGGTGGCCTGGCCGTCTGGCGTGTCGATGCCGACGATGAACATGCCGCCATACATGGTGCCGTCGCTGTGTGCCTTCGCTTTCCAAGCCTTGTCGGGAAAGGCCGCAACGATAACGGAGAAGAGGACGGCGCGGTGATGGTAAAGCTCGTTGAAAGTGTGGTAGCCGTCAGACGTGCTGCCGTCGATGGGGTTTGGCTCAATAAGCCCGGCAAGTCTCATGAAAAGGGAGCGCGGATCGGGAAAGTCGTCGCAGTCGCATGCGACCGACTGAAGACGCCCCCACCATTCGCCAAGCGTTGAACCGTCGCGGTAAACGGCGTCGTGCTCCAACTGCTTAGCAACGTCGTGACGAGTTGCGTCGTCAATCATTACCGGCACCTCCCAACGCTCTTCAAATACAGGTTGTTGCGGCGCGACCGAGCAATGGCGCGTCGATTTCGACGCTGCCATTTCGGGTCAAGCTGCTTCGCCAGCTTTCGGAAACATCGGATGACCTTGCGCAAGATTTTCGTGAAAGCATCCGCGATGGAGGCGATTGCGTCTTTTAAGGCCGAGGCTACGCGGGACAATTCGTCGGGCGTCAAACTAGTTTCCATAAAGCACCTCCAACCCGTAGGCCTCGGCGGCTTCATGCTCAATCTTGCAGCCTCGGGCGTCCTCCCAGCCCTTGCAGAAGTAGGCCGCGTGGCACAGGCTCATGTTCTCAAGCGACTTCGCAAGAAAGCACAGCGGAACCTGCACCACGCCGCGCTCCTTCATGGCCTCGTCGCTGTACCACTCGTCGGTGAATAGGGTGTTCACGACCTCGTAGCCCATCTGGCGCAGCTTCGCCACGGCGAGGTCGCGCGTGGCCACGATCTCATCGTCTGTCTTGCCGGCCATCGGCTGCGAGATCATGGCCTTCTTCACGGTTGCGGCTTCCTTGGCGGTCTCGGTTTTCTTCTCGTCGGTCATCAGCTTTCCTTTCCTATCAGTTTCCACAGGTCGAGGAGCGTTCTCCTGCACCTACGTATGTCGTTCTGTATCTGGGTCTTGCCCTGCCCGTCTTCCAGGCCATAGCCGAGGCTTCCGTAGGTGTGCAGGCACGACTCTCTAGCCTCTCGGGCCTCGATGTTGTCGCACAGCTCGTTTACGAGCAGGCGCAGCAGTTGCGCTTTCCGCAACACCTTGGCGTTAGCCATCTCTGCGGCCCTCGCAGGCGATGATGATTCCCGCCGTGATGGTCTGCACCATGTAGGCCAGCTCCTCGGCGGCGGGCGTGTCCTCCCCGATGCTGGCAAGCATGTCGCACGCCGCATGCGTCGCCTCGTGGGCGGCGAGCGCGTACAGGTCCGGGGCCTTCACCTTGCGGCTGATCCAGATTACGCACCCCTTGCCCGGGATGCAGCTGGTGAGGCCGTCCTTGCCGTTGGCGTCTCCCGGCTCTTCGCCCATCCTGCGCACGGCCTCGCGGTACTCTCGCTTGCTGGTGGTGACCCAAAGCGGGTCGAACGGCATGATCAGCGGCTCAATCTCGGTTGCCATCGCGCTCCTTCTCACAGCCCAACTCCACGCAACCGGGGAACCGGCCCCGCAGGTCGAGCACGGTTCCGTCTTCCAGCAGCGCGAAGCACTGGTAGCTGTCGTCGGTCAGAGCCTCCACGATGGAAAGCGCCTCTTCCTCGGTGCCGGTGCTTGCTATCTCGATACCCTGCCGGTATGCGCTTGCGTAGCTCTGGCAAAGGGAGCGCTCGTAAACGCGTATCATTCGCGCGCCTCGGCAGCCTGCTTGTCGTACTTCGCGCGAAGCTCAGGCTCGAACTCCTTGATGAACGCAAGCACGCTGATGCCCTCGGGCAGGTGGTACTTGCGCACATTCTCAAGGCACCAGTCCTCGAACGTCTCGCCGTCGGTCACCTCGCACGCGTATCCCGTGCACTGGCTCATGAGCGCATCGCGCCCGGCCTTGCGGATGGCCTCCTGCATCGGCGAGCTATGCGCCGCCTCGATGGCATCGACCTGCCCGGTCAGCTCGTCGATGCGCTCGCCTCGGTGCCTAAGCTCGCAGTTGAGCATGTCGTTCTCGTCCTGCTGGTCGAACAGCCGCGCGAGCACGTACTGCTCGCAAGTCTTGATTTCCATGGTTATTTCCCTTCTCGGATCATTTCGTTTCCGCGTTCGTCGGTTATCGCCCAATAGCCGTACTCGTACAGCCCCGGGTGGTGCGGCTCGTAGACTTCCAGCAGTTGGCCCGTCCACCAGGCCTCCTCGTACACCTTGGAGCGCCAGCGCCACTCGGCCCTGAGGCCCGCGCCGCCGTGGAACTGGTTGTGGCACCCGGTCGTGCCGCTGCCGCACAGGGCGAACAGCGGGCTTCGCAGGCTCCACGTGCCGTTCGGCGTGACAAGCTCGAACTCAAGCCCCCAGCTTCGGTGCGCCACGTGGTGGCAGCTCTGTGCGTGCCTGCCGCAGACGCAGCAGCGGTCTTGCAGAAGCTCGTAGCTGCGCTTGCCCGTGTAGCGCGTCCCGAGGTGTGGCTTTCCGTAAAGCTCGGCGCGCTCCTTCGGCCAGCCGCGCAGCTGGCTTGCTTGCAGGATCATGCGAGCCTCCCGTCCGGGCCGTCGAACTCGACCACCCTTGCCCCGTGGCGCAGCCGCGACACGATGGCCTTGGCCGTGTCGGCGTCGCCCTGCTCGGCGAGCCTGCGCACGAGGTCGCTTGGCCTGTACTGCGTGGTGACCAGCGTGGGGCGCATCGCGGAGTAGCGCTGGTCGATGAGCTGGAACAGGCTGTCGAGCACGAAGCCCGTGGGCCTGCGCTTGCCCAAGTCGTCGATGAGCAGGTAGCCCGCTTCGGCATAGCGCTTCAAGGGGTCACCGCCGTCGTGGAAGCTGCGCTGAATCTCGTCGAGCACGCGGTACATCGGCACCATGAGCGGCGACTTGCCCCGGTCGTGCAGGCGCATGGCCACGGCCTGTCTCTTATACACATCTGACGCTGCCGACGATACTCCTTGTGTAGA